AGGGGATCTCCACCCAACCGTACGAGAGGTGTGCCGCAGTGGCGCGGGCGGCCCGCGCCACGACATGGGCAATTACTTGCCTGGGTTCTTGTGGATGCCGCGCCAGCCCACGGCGGCGACGCCGTAGCGATGGGCCGCTTTCCACGCGATGCCGTCACTGCGGAAATTCAGCTCCTGCTCCAGCGTCGGCGTCTGGACGCCGTCGAGGAACGCGACCTCGAACACGGCCTCGGTGGCGGAGTCGGCCAGCGCGTACCACGGATCGCCCGCCAGGCGCGGCGTGTCGATGAGGTCCTTAAACTGATTCATCACCATGTTCGGACGCTGCAACTTGTTCGGCGTGTCCGGGTCGTACTCGGCGCGATTGATCACGCGCGCGGGGCCGCCGAGCGCCAACGGGCCGAGCCAGATGGCCGGAGTGATATCGAGGAAGTCGTTACCGCCCGGATCCATCTGCCCGGCCATCGCGGTGCGTGCCGCATCGAAGCTGGCGACGCTCGGCACGCTGCCGGTCGCGGCGATGTTGCCGTGGTCGACGTGAAACAGCGGCTTGCCGTCGTTCATCGTCGGGCCGTTGCCGCCGTTCGCGGCGAACAGGCTGTAAACGTCTTTTTCGATGGTGCGGCCCGCGGCCTGCCCCAGCGCGCCGGACACCCGGATCAGCGCACCGAGGTCGTCATTGATCAGCACTTCCGGGGTGATCTCCAGAATGCGGCCCTTGCGCTTGCCCTGGATGGTTTCCTTCGCGCCATCGCCCAGCACGCCGTTCTCATACTCGCCGCGTTCATTGGCCACTTTCAGATCGCTAAACGAGCTGAGGTGATAACGGCTGTGCGGGCGGTAGTCGATCAAGGTGCCGATGGTGCAGAAGCGCATCCAGGTGAATGCCGAGGCGGAGTAGCCGCCAAGCAGCGCCTTGTGCAGCACGTTCTCCAGCAGCACCGGGAAATCGCTCGTGGTCTGACCGCCCGCGGCCAGCGCACGCTGGGCAATTTCCTCGCGGCCCATGTGGCGGGTATTGGCGCCGGCGCGGACCAGCATCTGCTCGGCCATGCTGATCAGTGAGGCACTGCCGAACGGATTACCCTGTCGTGCGGCCACGGCGGCGTCGCCATGGATCAGGCCATAGCGCGCCATCAGCAGCTGCTCCGCCGCGCCGCGCATCTTGTCGTTTTCGCTGGCGCCCATCTGAACGTGCATCGTGCTGCCCGCCGGCTCGGCGGCGCCGCCAAGGATCGGCAGCAAGCTGGCACGCACGCTGTCGACGGTGGCCGAGGGATCCGCCAACGCGGCGGTGTACAGCGCACTGACACCTTCACGGCGCATGTAAGGCTCCAGCACAGCCTTGATCTCCTCGTTGCGGGTGCGCAGCGCGGCGTGGACGTCGGCGACGGTCGCGGCAGAGCCGGCGCCACCTTCGCCACCGTCCGCGCCGAGCTTGTTGCGGAAGCCCGCGGCAAACAGCTTGCGAAGTTTCATATCTACGTCTCCAGAGTCGGCCGTGGCGGCCGTGGTGAGTGCGGCCATCAGGGCCTGTTGACCGCTGGCGGATGCCAGCGCCTGTTCAAGGTGTTGCGCATCGAAACCCGCCGGCATGCGCATGCGCGGCTTGGCCTGTTCGGGCAGCGCGGCCGGATGACGGGCAGCAGCGGCCACAGCGATCTGCTTGATGTGATCGGGCGCACCGGCAAGCAGGCGATGGACGCCAGCGGCGCGAGCGTTCGCGTTCTGGTCGTCCGTCTCGTCGCCGAGGTCGGCGGTGACGTCGACCAGAGCGTCAGCGAAACCCTCGGCGACCGATTGCTCGCCGGTGTAATAGTGGTCCTGACCATCCGACAGCAGCGCCAGCATGTCGGCGTTGGGCTTGCCGGTTTTGTTCGCATAGGCGCCAGCCATCGCCTGGGCATAGGTGTCCAGCACGTCGGCCATGACCCGCATGTCCTGCGCATTACCCTGCGCGACGCCCCACGGTGCGTGGATCATCAACAGCGAGGTGGCCGGCATCTGGATTTCGTCGCCAGCCATCGCGATCAGGCTGGCGCTGGACATGGCCACACCGTCAACAGTGACCACCACCCGAGCACGGTGCCGCTTGAGCGCGTTATAGATGGCGATGCCGTCGCTCACGCTGCCGCCATAGCTGTTGATCCGAACATTGATCTGCGTGGTGTTGCCAGGCAGCGCCTGCAGCTGCTGCACGACGCTCAGCGCGGTGACCGATTCGCCCCACCAGCTGTCGCCGATATCGCCATACACCAGCAACTCGGCCTCGGTGGTGTTGGCGACCGGGCGCAGCACCATCAGCGGGCGGATCGTGGGCACGTTGCCATCGGCGGCGGCGAATGCACCGCAAAGGCGCGCGTGCGGCGAGCAGGCCGCCATCAGGCCAGCAATGGCAAGTGAGAGGGAGTGTTTACGCATGGGCTGTGGCCTCGGGGGTGGCGACCTGTTCCGGCGTGTCCTCGGCCAGTGGTGGCTGCTTTTTGTAAGTGGGCTGGGCGGTGGGCGCGTCTTGCGTGACGATGCCGGCGGCCTTGAGGTCGGCCTGCCATTTACCCTGACTGCGGATCACGTCGGCCGGGTTGCGGCCCTGCCGCTGCACGATCTCGGCGCCGCTGATGTAGCAGCGGTCCTCCTGCATCTGCCAGCCGGTGACCTCTTTGATTGGGTCAATCCACGGCATCACCGGCGGCATGTACACCGCATGGTTGAGCTGGGCAAAGCTCATGCCCTTGACGGGCTTGATCAGTCCGCCAGCGAGACATGCGGCAACAAACCGGCGGTACACCTCGCTGGTGCACTGATCAATGAACGCCTGACGAAGCACGCCATAGGCGGCGTCCTGTTCGACCAGCTCCTGTCGCTGCGCGCTATAGGTGCCGTTGTAGTTTTTGCTGGCGCTGCTGTTGCTCACGTCGGTACCGCATGCCACCGCGCGAATCTGACCATCGCGCCAGGTCACGGCGTTCGGGTTCGGTCGGTTGCTGTCGATGGTTTCCACCGACTCGCCCGGCAGCAGATCGTCAAAGATCATGCCCGGGGCAAAGTTCATGCTGCGAGGCTGGCCCGCTTTTTCGGGCTCGTAGCACTGCGCGTCACCTTTCTTGATGACGGCGGCCATGCTGGCAGCGATGCGTGCGGCAATGCGCTCGCTTTCCTCATAGTCTTTCAGGTCATCGAGGCGAGCCAACACGCTCGCGAACAGGCTGACGCCACGGCGCTGGCCGATGCGGTCCACCAGCTTGATGTGCCCGACGCGATCGGTGGCCAGGCGCTTGAGCGTGGGCATAGCCACGAACGGATCGCCGGGGTGTTGCTTGTAAAACCAGTAGCCCTGCGGTTTGCCCCATGCATCAATCTCGATGCCTTGGATAATGTTTTTCTGACTGTCGTTGTAGTCGATCGGCAGCAGGTCGGGCTCCAGCAGCTCCAGCGAAAATGGCACGTTGGTGCCGTGGCTGAGCTTGGGCACCGATCCTTCGAGGTATTGCCACAGGCCCTCGCCATCGCGAAACCACGTGCGCGCCATCAGCTGTTCAGCACGGGCGCGGTTCAATTCGCCGGTGACTTCCGGCTGAAGGCTCCACTGGTGCCACAGCTCATCCAGCTGCTTGGCCAGATCCATCAGCACGTTGCCATCGGCATCACGCGGCTGCGGCTGCACACCGATGCCGGTGGGGCCGACCACGTTGCGCACCAGCGTGTTGAGAATGCCGCGACTCAGGTCGTGGTTGCGGTCGAGGTTGCGCGCCATGTCGCGCAGCTCACGGTGCGCGAGGCCGGCCACGTTGTTGCCGCTGCCGAAATCGCGCTGGCGCTTGCGCAGGCGCGAATGGTTCACCGCGTCGTAGGCGTTGCCATACGCCTGAGCGCGCAGCCGGTTCTGTGCACGACTCGCCGCCCACGACGGCGCCAGCGCGAAAATCGCGCGCTCGATGAGTGGGGGTTTCCTCGCCGCGCTCATCGGCCACGCCACGGGTAATCGCCCTCGCCGCCCTCGGGCGCCTTGGGCATGCCGGAAAGGTTGGCCAGCGAGACGCCGGCCCGTCCACCACCGCGTGACTCAGCAGCAGCCTTGCGCTCCCACTCGCGGCGTCCGGCTTGCACCATGGCCAAGTCGGCACGGGTTAGCTCGCGATCGCCCCAGCGGTATTTTTGGCCGCGAAGGATCGCCGACTCGGCGGCGAGGTAACTGGCAAGCATGTCGGAAGCTGTGGACATGCTCG